GTGTAGATTTTGCCGCCGACAAGAGGCAAGCCATCCGATCCGAAAATCTGTTGTTTGGGGGAGGGGGTTAAGCCAGCCATTGGGTTACCTCAAGTTGTTTTTTCATGGATATTATGGAGCCATACTGTTTCTTGATCTAGATGGCGCCGCCAATTGATTTGGCTGTTTAAGTGATTCTTCAAGACGCTTGCTAGTTTGTCGTCCACGTTCAAATTGTGCTGCTTGTTTTGCAAGCGGAAATCTAATTGCTTCAAGCCCCTCCAACCCTCTAACAACAGCGCCAGCGGTGTTTGGATAGTTAACAGCACCAGGCTGCTTGACCAAAATATCTTTTAAAGCATCTCTTAAATCAACTATTTGATTGCGGCCTTGTTTACCAAACATATAGACTAATTTGTCGTCATAGTCCAATTGTTTGACCATAGCGTTGAAATTCTTGTATGACATTTGATCACCTTTGGTGAGCAAATCTTTCAAGTGTTGAATGGTTTGGCCTTGCAATTCAGCATATGCCTGGCGGCCTTCTGGACCGGCTTTTTTCAGCAAACTGGTAACGGTTCGCATTTCTTCCAGGCTGCCATCCAATATGACATGCTTAAAGATGTCCTCATAAGCCACTTGACGGTCTGCATAACCAGCTTTGGTGCCAAGCAATTTATCTACTCTGGACACATTTTCAAATTCTTTGGCCAGCTGTTTGCGCTGCGCTCTAGCTGCACGGTACAGATCACCGCCAGCGTTGTCGGTGGCCTGGTCAATCAATTGTTTCAATTGCTTGGCATTTGCCGAGCCTTTGACTTTGCCAACTTCTTGGTATACGTCTTCCAATGCGCGGATTGAAATTGTGCCCTTATTGCTTGGGTCATTCATTCTTAATGATTCAGCCACCGAGTCCAAAATTGGGTCCAGCTTTTGTCTCATTGTTGGTGTTTTTGTATTTATGAAATCAACAATGCTTTGGTATGGGACTTCTTGCAAAGTCTCACCGGCAGTGTCTGCATCTGCATAAGCTTTCTTGTAAGCGTTGAATTTCTTTTCATACGCATTAACCACTGCTTTGTCAACAATTGTGCCAATTTTTCGCATTTGAGTCGGGTCTGCATACTCAGCGCCAGTTTGCTCGGTCATGCTTTCAAATTTTTGGGAAATGGCTTGTTTTTGTTGCTCTTTAAACCTAGCCATCTGTTTAATAAGTTCTTCTTTCTTGGCCTCACTAACACCAGAAATAGCGCCGCGCTCAATGTCGGATTCAAATTGTTGTTGAGCCAAAGACTTAGTGCGTTCACCAGCTGTAGCAGGCAGGTTCATTCTTTGCAGGCGCTCTTCTCGCATCAAGTCTTCGGCAGTAGTTGCAGCACCCATGCCTTGCATAGTTGGTTGTTGGCGGGTGAAAGTGCTTGTCAACATGTTTTTAGCAGGCGCAACGGCCTGCCTGACTACAGGGCTTAGTTGGTTGATTGCAGCAGGCGTAAGGGTGCTTAAAGCCGTGCCAGCACTGGTCAACGGTGTGGGCGGAACAGCTCCCAAAAAATCGCCAATTGCTTTGGTAATTTGTGGACCTGTCTCTGTGCGTGGTTGGTAAAACTGTTGGCTAGTTGCTTGGGCGGCTTTTTGTCCCATTTCCTTGCCCTGTGGTGTTCCATACCCACCGTAAGCCTCACCAAACATACCGGCAATTGGTGTTGCAATTGCACTGGCTACATTACCAGCAATGATTGCTGGAGTCTCCACAAGACCCATGATCCGGTCACGCAAGGACACTTCAGCTTTGGGTAAAGTTGTAGTTTTTTCGGCGCCAGGTATATCAGCACCAACAAGGCCAACTTGTTTAAAAAAATCAGGCTTTGAAATTTTGTCTGCATAGAATTTTTTATGCAAAGCATCAGCCAATACAACATCTGGAACACTGTTGTATTCGGGGTTTTTTTGACGAAACTCAATAAGTGTTGCCATTTCAACCGCCTATTTATCTGTAAACAAACCCAAAGGATCAAATGAGTTTGTACCTGATTCACCAGGCACCAAACTTTGAATTGATTTTGCTCCTGGTCCAGCTTGAATTTCCATTGCTTTAATTGCCAATTCACGGGCTTTTTGTTTTTGTTTAATGACAGTAGCGTTTTCGCCTGGTTTGGGAAAATACAATTTTTCTGCTGTTATAAATTCCCCTGGTGAAATTGCTGCGCCTGATTCTTTTCGCAAAACTGCTGTGATAAAGTTAATACGTCCATTTACTACTTGTTGTTGTTCTGGACTCATGCCGCCCAAAATACCTGGCAACACATTAAAAATATCGTCTGTTGCTGCAGTGAATTTGTCACCAATAAAAGGAACAAGACCAACCACACCGCCAACCGTTCCTCTAATAACTCCAGTGCCTGTTTCTCCTTTGTTTTCAAGGTCTTTAAGCAAAGCATGAGAATCTTTCATTCTCATACCAAACGCGGTTGCATTACCTTGTGTTTCAGTCAATCCAGAAGATTTACCTTTTAATGCCTCGCCGCGAGGCTGAATGATTGGTGATGTAGTTACAGCAGCACCAGGCTTGTTTGCATTAGCAGGCGCTGGTGCGGCACCGCCAACAAATGGCGCATTAGCTGGTGGTGGAGTTTGACTAAGGGTAACTGGAAAAGCTTGCAGGGTTCGATTGTTGACGCCAACAATTGAACCGTCCTCGGCCTGTTGAATTGTGTAGCCAGGATTGGCTTTTTCCCATGCAAATTTTTGCCGGTCAAAATTCAATCGGTCTTTGGCAAGCTGTTCTGACGATCCAAGATTAGCAATTGCTTTGTCATACAGTGGTCGATTAGGATGGTTTGGTGGCAATGCGTCACGCTCTGCAGTTAATCTCTTGATGTCGGTTGGCGTAATGTCCTGTTGTGAAGTAAATATATTTTCACCGGCGCCAGTTACCAAATTTCTACCGACAACGTAAGGTTTACTAAGTGTTTCATATTGCTTATTGAGCAACTCAATTTGCTGTTTTGCTCTGGCGCTGTATGGGTACCGTGTTTGCAAGTCTCTAATTTCTTCAAGTATTTGACTTGCTTTAGATGGCGCAGCAAGCGCGTTGGTTGGCGCGGGAGCCGCAGCAGATGCAGCCGCAGGCGCAAGCGCGTTGGTTCGCGTTTGGGTTTGTTGCTTAAGCCAATCTTTATAGGGTAATTCAGTTGTTTTGTCTTGTGTCCAGGCTTTGTAAGTCTCATCGTTCATCTCTGGAAAAGCCTGAGCGCCAGCAGCCGCAGGCAAAGTAGTAGCCTGCAAAGGTTGCGGTGCGGTGCGGTTTGCAAACGATTTGTCTTGCTGATACGCCAAAACTTTTTCGTTTGCTTCAAACAAACTTTGGCCCGCTGCTCGGACTTTTGCGTTTGGATGCCGCAGCATTTGCATAGCCGCATCCATAGGGTCGTCAGTAGGTGCGCCGTTTTCTTTGGCTTTGGCCATAACTTGGGCTACAAAGTCTTGTGCTTCTTGCGCTTCTCGCAATGACGTCCGAACTTGACCCAACTGCGCTTGCGCCAATTCATTTTGAGTACCCGCAGCTCTTCTTTGATCTTGAGCAGCCAAAATGTTTTGCACTTGCCCATACTGAGCCAACGGGTCAGCTATTTGAAGTGGCTGAACACCAAGGGAAATTCTAGGATCAATAGGCATGTTTTATTCCTTAGCCGATAGGATTGTTAACTACCAGCGGTCTATTTTGCAACGCGTTTATCATGTTTTGACCTTGGCTGTAGTTTAAATACGTACCTAAACCACCCGTCAAAGCGTTTGCCGTGCCAACGTACCCAGACGCCCGTGCGGCTGCGCCGCTGCCCATGAGATTGCCAACATTTGTCGACATATTCCCCGCAATATTTGCAGAACTTCCAGCGTAATTTTGACCAGAGGCACCGAGTTGTTGACTTGTAGTTTGGCCCATGCCTGTGAGCGACTGTAAAGGTCTTAAACGAGCGTCACGCTCGGCCTGATAGCGGTTGAATGCGTTGGTGTATTCTTGCGAGCCAAACTCTTGGCCAAACCGTTGTAGCGCCTTGCCAGTACCGCCAGACAGCAAGCCACCACGGGCCGCAGCAGATCGCTCCAAGGCTTTCTGGCCTTCGCCTAATCGAAATGCGTAACCTGGATCAGCCTTGAACTGATCCATACCAAAATTTGTGTATCTGGATGCGTTAACAAGTTCCGGCAACGCATTAACGCCAACGTCGTAAAAAGGCTTTTGCCTAGCCACGTCGCTTTCGTACATACGCTCTTGAAGAGCTAATTGCTCTTGAGAAGTTTGGCGTTCAAGTTGTGCAGCGCGATCCATTGCGCCAGCTTGTTCTCTTCCCGCTTTATTTGCTGAGTACGCACCTACGGCTGCGCTACCTACAACTGCTGTTGCTACCCATGTCATATCAAACTCCTTGCGCCGGTATTTGCGGCAATGCTTCAACAGATGCAATCAATCCCAAATCGTCGTACGACGGGGCGATAACTTCATGTTCAATTTTATCTAGCTCAGTTTCAGACTCAAATTCAGTCAAATGGACAGTTGTCCATATTGTGTCTTCTAACGCACGAACCACACGTTTCAAGCCAACCTCTGAGATAAACGTGCAAGGTGCTTTTAAATGCTTTTCGCCAAACTCGGTGTATACGATAACTTCACCTTGCGTGATGAAATTGAGGTGCTGGTGCCGGTGTATTTTTCCGATTACTATTGACCCTTTAGGGAGCTTTATCTCTCTGGCGTAAGTGCAACACCCATACTTTTCGTCTTTAGGTGAAAAATAATGCTTCAACGTGCATTCTTCAGCAATAGATTCCACTTCGCCATTGGCAATCATGGCGTCTAATCCGGCTTGAACAGTCAAGACGTTTTGACGAAATTTAACCTTATCAATTACATCGTTCACGAGACTTCCCTTCCGCTGACGCGCATGTTGATGGCACTGGCTGTACCTGCGATTGTGGAGATAAAACCCCCAGAAGGCAATATCTGGCCAACAAGTTCAGGAAAGATATAAGTCTCAGACGCGGCCAAGGTGCGTTGCTTGACGATCAAGTTGTCGTTGCTGGCGGTGCCCGTGGCGGTGACCAGGTTGACGCTGATGGTGACTGACGAACCGCTGTAGTTGGTCGCTGTGAATTTGTCGATGATCGTGGTCACGCCATTGGCAATATATTGCGTTGTCTGCGTTGCCTCAACGGTTTTGGCTGGAACTAAATTTTTGGCGGTTACAGTCATTGAAGCACCTTTTACAAAACAACCCAGCGGGAACCTGACGCAATTGTCACAGTCTGACCGCTAGCAATGGTGATCGGCCCAGCCGACATGCCTGAATTTCCAGTGGCTATAGTGTAACTCGTTGAAACGGTTTTGCTGTTGACGTAAATTCCGTTGCCAGCATTAAATTGCTGGGACAAGAATTCGCCCGTAGACGGCTTGTACAGCAACTTGGCATTGCTGATGTACGCCACCGTAAAACTGCCAGAAGTTGCGTTAGCGAATACAGGGTAGACATTGGTGGCCGTAGCAGTGTCGTTGGTAATCGTTGCGCCGCTGCCGCCACCTGAAGTTTGTTTTAAACTTCCAGTGTTATCGTACGCGCCATCAGTTGTCCATGTGTCGCCGACTTGCAAAGTAACATTAACAATTACCCTTGTGCTTGCGGTATTTAGATAGCCAACAGTTATAGTTACTGCGGCAGTGTCGTTGTTTTCGACAGTGATTGTGTTTATTATTCTTCTGGTAGATGCGGCGGGGGCGGCGACCACGGTCACTGGCGTAGTCCCGTTTAAAACGCCATCGTTTGCGCCTTCGGTAAAAGAAGTGCCGTTGTTATCTGCGTAGGCTGCGGTAAAACTTGGGTTTGTCGTTGCAGCAGCACCCGACATAACTATCGTTATGGATTTTGATGTTGTATCTAAAACTATCATAGTTTCCTCATTGTAAGAACCACGCAAAAGCATAGGCATTGGTAGTTGAAGACGCAACAGAAGCCCAAGATGTATTTGTTCCGTCAGTAGTTAGATACTTGCCTGAATTAGTTGCTTGACTTGGAGCCAGTGCATTGAAAGCTGCGTTAGCCGTTGTTTCGCCAGTGCCACCGTTAAGGATAGGCAACGCCGTTCCTGAGTAGGTGATGGCCAAGGTGCCCGAGCTGGTGATTGGCGAACCGCTGACCGACAAGAATGACGGCACAGTCGCAGCCACCGAAGTAACCGTGCCACCAGGATTGCTGGAGTTAATCGTCTGGTTTGGCCAACTGCCAGTGATGCTGACGTTGGTGCCTGCAACCAGCGCCGGTGTGGCCGTGCCTGTACCGCCGTTGGCCACGGCCACAATACCTGTGACGTTGGACGCGGTGCCGGTGGTATTTTGGTTAAAGGTTGGCCAAGTGAACGTGCCAATACTAAAGTCCCCCGATTGCGGAACACCAAGGATCGGCGTCACCAAAGTAGGAGAAGTGGCAAACACCAGGGCGCCAGTGCCGGTTTCATCCGTCATTGCAGCCGCCAAATTGGCGCTAGACGGCGTGGCCAAGAAGGTTGCTACGCCCGTGGCCAAGCCCGTGATGGAGCCCACCGCAGGCGTGATCGTGGTGTTGGTAACCCCTGTGACTTGGCCTTGCGCGTTAGTGGTCAATACCGGCGTTTGTGTGGCCGAACCGTAAGTGCCCGCCGTGCCAATATTTGTAATCGAAAACTGGTTGGTAATTAGGGATAACCCTGTACCAGCGGTGTATGTTTGCACCGCAGCAAATTCAATAAACACCAGCGCAGTGGTGCCGACCGTGATTGGCAGCGCGGTTTGTTGGACCCAAGATGTGTTGGCGTTGACCGTGCCAAACAGCACCAGCATCATGTCGCCTTGGTCGATTTGGTCTACGCCTGAACCGCTGGTGTCGTAATCGGTTGCGCGGGTCAAAATGTAGGGGTTGCTTGCATCCCCAACTTGGGTAACCGTATAGACGCCGTTGTTGGCCCCTGCGGCCTCATCTTTCACCAGCACCCGCTTGTTAAGGTCGCCAGGCGACACAAACGTGTAGCTGTCCACAACCAACGCGCCGTTGGCGTTGGCAGTCAAAGTTGCGCCTACGCCGCCGGTGCCGTTGTTGTAGGTATTGGCTGGCAACACTGCAGCTGTGGCATAGCTACATGCCGTATGAAAATTGACGTTGGTGGCAATGCTGTCAACGTAGGACTTGTTGGCAATATCGTTGCTTGATGCAGGCGCGGTGGTGATCGTGCCGCTGGTCAGCGTGACTGATGTGATGTCGGTGTTGGCCCCTTTGAGCGCAAATGGTGCGCCGCCCGCTGACGTGGACCCTGTACCACCGCTGCCAATTGCCAAAGTGCCGCCAAGGGTAATGGTGCCCGTGGTGGTAATTGGACCACCGCTGGCGGTCAAGCCTGTGGTGCCGCCCGACACATTGACCGATGTCACCGTGCCTGACCCACCGCCCGCAGTTGCGGGCGTTGGTGGAGGCGCAAGTTGCAAGTCATCTAAAGATGTCTGGTTGTTGCCGCTGCCGGTTAAAGTGAACAGGTTCAGAAAAAACCGATACCACTCACGCGACATCAACCCCGTGCGAGGGTCGATAAACTCGACCCGCGACGAAGGTAGGTTCGTTATATTAAGGTTTTCAGGCATTGGTCGGGCTCAGAATCAATTCAGCGCCCATGATGGCAACTTTTACTGGATCGGTGCCAGACACTTCATAGACCCTATCCCGCAGCTTCAGCGTCATGCCCAGCCGGCGCCAGAACACGCGCTGGTAGTACGCGCCGATCTTGCCCATTGGTGACCAATGCTCACTACTCCACGTATGGCCACCATCGTCCGACCAACGCAACATGACCTGCGGGTCGTCACCCTGGCCAGTGGCCAAACCAGTGCCAGATTCGCAGTCCAGTTGCAAACTGTGGTGAGCGGTACGCTTGAGGTTGTTTTGACCGCTGGGCAAGGCTCGCCATGAGCGCAGCCACTTTTGAGGCTCATCATAGTCAGCGTAGACATCCAAGGTCATTTTGTAAATGTTGCCATTTTCAAAGTCACCAACAATGGTGTTGCCAATAAAATTACATTGGCAGTTAGACCGATGACGGGTAAAAGAACCGTTGTCCCAGCCAGCACGTTCATGCCACGCTTGGGTGGCCACGTCGTAGACCCATGTGGCGTTAGCCGTGGGGAACGTCAGCACATAAAAGGCGTGGCCTTCTTGCTGGTATGTGTACGCAATTGCGTCTGAAATGTTGCGGTACTGGGCAATTGCATACTCAATGGCGTGGGTGGATACCCGTTGGCCGGTGTAGCCGTTTGCTCGGTAAACGATACCTTGGCCACGGGCATCAGTGCCGAGCCAAAACAAACCGTTGTCCAGCTTGGCCACTGAGAACGCAGCCACGCAACCAATTTCGTTAAACGCGCCTTGGATGCGCGCCAAGGGAAAATCGGCCAAGCCAGCGTCGTACCAGACTTCGATTGAGTCGGTACCAAACATCCATGCTTCACGGTGGTCTATGTTGATGGCCACCAAGCCGTCGGGTGAGCCTTCAGTGCTGGCAAAATCCAGCGGATCAACCGACAAACCATCCAACAAAGATGTCACCCACACCTTTTGGCTATTGGGCTCATTGAACACAAAATAGCCGTCCAAGTAACCTACAGTCACCGCGCCAGGAAAATCTGGGTCAGTGATCTGTTGAAACACATCGGTGACTTCGTTGTAGATGTAGCTGTCAGGATTGCAGGCAAAGAAAAGCTGGGTCCCGTTGTCAGCGATAGACACGGGGCCCGTGCCGGTCACATTGCCCAAAAAAGTGGGCGCTGCGGTCATGCTGTCAAGTTTGTAGACCTCGTTGCCAGACACCACAAAGATGTTTGACCCATTGGTCTGGTGGGCCCACAAAGCCCGAATAGGGCCTGTGCCAACTGTTTGCAAAAACTCCAACCCAGGGCACCGCGTCAAAAAAGCCGCAGTTTTGCCACCGTCTGGCGTGGCTTCTGGATACAGATTGACCATGCGGTTGTCGGCAGCGTTGATGCTGCGAGCAACGTAGCTGGAGCCAAGAATTGGCGTTTGCATCAGTAATTACCGGCGTAGATGTTGAACCGCTGACGTGAGGCCACAATGGCGTAAGGCATAGACATGATGTCGTCAGGATTGTTGATGCGCTTCAGGTTGCGCTTGCTGGTCATTGCAATGCGTTGCACTTGGGGGCTTGGCTCCACGCCAAACTCAGGCGCAATTTCCATTGCCAAGTTATAAACAAACGCCCGCAGATAACCTGGTGGAAACAAGATATTGGTCACCAAATTGGCAGGCTCACTTAACTTTTGCACACTGATAAAGTGCCATTCCAAGTCCCGTGTAGGACGCGGATAAATGTACATTTCAACATCAGGGTAAGTCATGTTGACAAAAATGACCTGCGGGTACGTGCTGGTCACAGTCTTGACTGCAATGCCGTTGTACTGTTGTTGGTTAATGAATTTGATACCGTAAGACACATTGGTGCCTGGATCGCGGTAGTAGGTAGCGTCATCCAACAACACAGGACGCAGGCCAACAAAGTTGCCTGATGGGCCAAGAGTGCGCTTAATTTCACCGGCAGGCCAAGTAAACGTCTGATCTTGGGTGCTAAAAACCGATAGGCGTTCGGTGTTCCATGAATCAATCATCTGATTCAGCGCCATCAGCGAATCTTGAGACACTGACGCGGAAGTTGTCTCACCTTCGGCCAACACACCAAGCAATCGCAATGCTCTATTGATTTGATCGCCAGCGGTATAGATGGCCATGTTTATGCTCCTTGTTCGACCACCTCTGTGGGTCGGCTACGACGACGTTTGACTTCCAGTTCGTTGACGACAGGAGCCGCCTCAACAGGCGTGTCTAAAGTATATCGCACCCAGCCATTTTTTTCATCAAACTCAGCTTCCATTTCCATGTAAGCTATTTTTCGGCCGTGAATTTCGTGCTGAAGATAAATTTGCATATGAAGAAGGGGGTGATTAGCCCCCTAGTTGGTTTAAGACAACAAACCAAGAGTTTGAAGTTTAGTTTCTAATTGCGTTACGCGGGCTTGCAAATTTGCAATCACCGACAACACTGAATTACCCTCATCTTTGGTAACAAAACCAAATGGGGTTGTTTGAGTCAAGTCTTGAATTGCAAAGTCTGGCGTACCAGGTGCAGTAGACGTGATTGTAGTTAAGGCAGCAGTGTTGGCCGCAGGCTTAGTTGTTGGAGTAGCACCGTAGAACCCAGCAGTTCCACCAGATTTACCCATGACTGCGCCGTCAAGTTGTGCATCTTCAAATGCAACGCCTACAGCTTTTGTATTTGGCATGATTTTTTTCCTTTAAAAAATAGGGGCCGAAGCCCCCATTTAGGTTTAAGACACGCGGTAAATTGAGTACGCTGCGTCACCTGTTTTGCGGAAACGGAACGTGCCAGATGTGTTGCTGGTTTTAGTCAGCGAATCTTGGATCGTGTCGTTACCAACAAGGGTGTTGCCCGTGCCAGCGGTGAAAACTACGTCATTTGCTGCATTGTCACCAATGTTGATGAACGAGCAATCAAATGTCGAGCCAACTTTAAGGCTAGAGAACGCAGCGTCAAGCAATGCGCCTGTTGGGAACACATAGGCACCTGCGTCTGTGCCGCCGGAGTCCATAGTGCACACACCGGCAGCCAAATTGTCTGCGGTGATAGTGACAGACGCGCCGGTCAATGCGACAGGTGCGCTAGTGTTGTAAAAACTGATTTCGCCAAGATTGCCGTCACCAACTTGGTAACCGCTTGCGCCGTTAGGTAAAGTAGCCATGATTTATTCCTTTGAAAAGATTTAGAAAACGGGGCCGAAGCCCCATTTGATTAGCCCCACATGCGGCAGGCCATTTGTGGACGGATTGTGCTGAAGCCATACAGAACGTCAATACGGCAAGGCATACGGTCGTTGTTGATGTCGTACTGACGAACAACGCGCAAGCTGATACCGTTATGAACTGCGCGAGCAGCCATATCGACGCCTTGAGGCAACAACAAGTCGGCGGTCGCAAATGTGATCGCGTCTTTGTGGTAGATCAAGTTCTGAGCGTAGGCAGTAGAAGCAGCGCCAACAAATGTCACGGCCTTGCTAGTAGCAGGCAGCACGTTCATGGTGGCCAGTGCGTGGTTGGCCGAATACATAGGCGCAACAGTCACAGTCCAAGTGCCAGCCACAGCAGTGGCGGCAGCCAAAGCTACAAACTGGAACAAAGAGCCAGTGGTTTCACGGGTCTGTGGGTTGACAGCAAAGCAATCAGCAATAGTGAACACGTCGCCAGCGGCGATGGTAGTGGTCACAGAGCCTTGAGCCAGAGTCAAAGTAGAAGAGCCTTCAGAAGTTACAGCGGCGCTGGTTGTGGTGGATGCAGAAGCATCACGTGAGCCAGTGGTGTGCTGCTTGATTGACTGAGACATGTTGATCTCATCAAAGCCCAACACGCCAGTGCCCATCATGCCGTTCTTGAACTGCTTGCTGATGGTGTCGGTGGGGTTGAACAAACCTTTCATGCCTTCGACCAAACCAGCGTTAGCGGCTGGGTTGACGGTAGCGTAACGTGGTGACATCACGGCAGCGTTCTCGTTCAGCTTCTGTTGGGCTTGCAACAAGACCAAAGAAGTAGAAGGAGTGGTGCCTGGGGTGCCAACGGTGTTACCGATGGTTTTGTACGCATTGGCAACGTCAGCATCAATGCTGGAGGCCAACTGGCTGATACGAGGCTTCAACACACGCTCTGCGAAGTCGTCCAATTGCATGGTCAATTCAGCAGATGTGAAGTTCACGCCGATGTGCTTTTGTGAAGCAACAGTCAAAGTGGTGAACTGTTCGTTGTCGTCCTGAACTTGCAGGGCGGCACCGTCAGTTACCAGAGCGCGGTCGGGTAAACGAATACGCAGTGTAGAACCAATCTTGGCACCTTCAACAGCAAAGCTGTCGTCGTACTGACGGTTCACGTTACGGGTGAGCACCAGGTTGTTCTCGAGAATCTCGAGAGCTTTGCGGGTGATCATGTCGATCGTTAAGATACTATTAGACATGGAAAAAATCCTTCAAAAATTGTTTAGCGGTTTTGTGCTTCCCACTTTTTTCGTTGTCTTGCTCTTTCAGCTTCAATCCACTGCGAATCGGTCATGGTCTTGGTAGACCGTGGATCAGTAGTGTCATAAGCTGGTCCCCCAGAGGAGCGAGCAGTTACAGGCGAAATCGGTGCTGGCGCAGACGTAGTTCGTTTCACGGGAGGATCGTTGGCCATTTTGGCCTCAATCTTCCCAATTTCTTTAGCCTGCATGATAGGCGCAAGACGAGAAATTCGATCTGCTTCCTTGGGGTTGGCGCCGAGGTAGTAAGCTACTTCAGGTCCTATGTCCGAGGCTCGGATCGACTCAGCCATCACGTCAGTAATTGGAAGTTTCGGGTTGTAGGCAACTTGTTCAAAGTCGTCGTACTTGTTCCGAGCTTCTTCTTCGCGTTCGTGATAAGACTCAAGAATTGCAGATTGCTGCCTTGCTTGTTCTCGCTGGGCTAACAGTTGTTCAGCTTTCTGATAGGCCAATGCGTCTGCATAGTCTTCAGGGCTGTCAAACTGATCGACCGGCGGGATACTTGCTGGCGCTCTCAGCGTCTGGGCTTCCGCTTGACGTTGATTCTGCTCTCTTTCCCACTTACGTTGTTCTCTTGCAAGCCTTTTGCCAATTGCTGCATCAAGTTCATCTTGGGTAAAAACCCTTGACTCTTTTGCTTCGTCGGCGACTTCCGGCGTTTGTGTAGCTTCCTGAGTGGCCGTCACTTGTGGAGCTGGCGCGGAGTCTACTTCCGCTAAGGGTTGTTGGACTTCTTCAGTCATTTTTGAATCCTAAGATCCCCTGGTGATCCGCACCAGTACGGGTTATTCATAAATCACGGTCATAGATACGTCACCAGAAATGACAACGTACAGACCTTTGTTGAATGCAATTCCACCAATATCGCCACTTAACATCCGAACAGATGCCGAAGTAGGCGTGAATTGATGAATTAACTCTGGGTCAGCTGTGTTTGCCGTGGCTGAATCATACATCGTAACTCGCGGTGTAGTCGCCGCCGAGCTAACGAAAAAACCTTTAATCTTGCCAAACCCTACTTTGAGTTGGGTAGATGCCGTAATGTGTTTGTATTGTGACATGGTGTTTACTCGTAAAAAACCGTGCAGTTGACAGTTGTACCGCCTTTGTCAATGTACAGGCCTTTATTAAAATAAATACCGCCGTCATCGCCGCTTAACAAATACATGGTGTTAGCCGATGGTGTAAAGGTATCAAGAATTACAGGGTCGCTAGTGCTGGATGTGGCAGTGTCATACACCGCCAAAGTAGGTGTGCCAGAGGCTGTGCTTACAAAAATCCCCTTGAGCTTTCCAGCCCCAACCTTGATCTGAGCGTCAGCGTTGTTATTGTGAAAATACTGTGCCATGATGTGTCCTTATGCTAAGTATTTGAGTTTGTAGATGGTGCGAAGATAAATCTCAACAATGTTGTCAATAAGCTGTTGCAATGACGAATCTGTTTTGTCTGCAACCTTATACCGAGCACCTTCGATTTCAGCCAACGAGCTTTCTAAAAACTCAATGATGTTGGAAGTCTTGGTTGCCGAATGCAAAGTGATGGGGCCAATCAAACCATGACGGCCTTGGTAGGCTTCAGCAAAATCATCTGCCGCGCCAACAATGCGGTCATAGAAAATTTTAAGTGCTTCGTGCTTGCTGAAACTACGAGTATTTAAGTGAACGCTGTGCGTCACGTCCCGTGCTAGAAACAGTAAGCCTAAAAAATCAGCGGGTTTCATTGAGGCATTCCCATTTGTTGTTCAGGTGGCATCATTTCGCCTTCAGGTGGCGGCATACCACCCATAGGTGGCATCATTTCAGGCGGCATACCACCGCCTTGTGGCATCATTTCTTGTTCAGGCATCATCTCATATTGCTCGCGGCCTGGCATCTCATTGACCATATTTTGCGATTCCATCGCCGCGGCAACCACGCCCATGGCAATATCTTGAATCTGTTGCTCAGTCATGCCAGCTTGCACCGCAGCAATTCGCTTGGTTTCGGCTTCGTACATCTTAACTTCAGCTTCAAAATCTTTGCGCTGCATGTCTTGCGCTTCAATCGATTTGCCGACGTTTTTAAGCATTTCATGCAACTGGTCAAGCTCTTGGCCCATTGCCTGCATTTGCTGTTCCGCTGCCTGCAACGCTGGTGGCTTGTCGCCGTCTTCCATGAGCTTGGGATCAATGGTTTTGGCAAACCGTTTGGCCATCTCTTGTGCGCCTGGCCAGTCCATGTTCTTCACAAACAAGTCACCGGCCACAGCCCACAAATTAGGATTACCCTGCAGCAGCTGGGCCATTGCTTCCAAAGCTTCTTGGCGCTTGGTTGCATAGCCTGGGCCGGTGGCCACCACCACATCGTACTTGCCGACGTTAGGGTTGTAAATCTTGTCGATCACGATGTCAGGATTGTTCTGATCGGTAATCTTGCGGACGGCTTCCGGCTGGTCGGGGTTTAACTTGACCATCTTGGTTTCGCCGTCTACACCAATGATGCGGGCCACGCGCTGGGTGTCGTACACCTTGGGGATCAAGTCTACCAACTGACGCACGATGTGACGCACACCACGGGCCAAGTTGTCACCGTAATGGTAAGTGCCCACGTCACCCTCGCGCTGGCGAGCCAAAATGGCTTTGCCGCTGCGCTCATTGCTTCCCATGCCCAAAGATGCGTTGTATTGGCCGGTAGACGCTTTGATGTCCTCAGACGCGCCAGCTTTGGCCTGCAACAGACCGCTCGACGCCATTGGTGGCTGGGCACGTGCAGGCAACGGCAGCACTGCACCTTGACCGTCGGTCACGTCTGGGTTGACTTCCAAATACGGCCAGTTGGTCGTGTTGGCCGTCTTCCACTGGTTTTCGTAGCCCTCAAACTGGCCACCGTAGCCAATGAATGGTGCCTTGGGCGCCAAGGCCAGCATCTCTGCTTCTTGGCTTACCCAGTAGTTGTACATGCGCTGGGCATCCTTGGCGTTACGCACAAGGCCAGACACATACAAGCGGCCATCGACCTCAAACTCATTACCAACAATGCGAACTACGGGGATGTATTTCCCCGCCCAATCGCGTTCTTCAAGAATTTCATAACCGTTAATCTTGCAGTATTTAATTTTGACACGATCAGATTCACGAGATTTTTTAGGTTTTCCATACATTTCCTTTAATACTTTGTCGTCTTGTGTACCCTCAAAAGCAGTCAAATTGCCAGGGTACAGGTTAAGCGTTGCTCGGTCGTAATCTACATAGTAGTAGTCAGCAATGCGGATAGTGTCTTCGGTAAGCCACTGGCTCAAATTCTGGTCACCAACACCTAATGATTGCAGTGTGGTGATAGGCGCAGAGTTGGGATACATCCGCGCATATTCGTCTTTGGTGACATCTTCAGTGATGAAGCACCATTGTTGATCCGCGCCAGTTGGGTCTTGAATTGTTGGATCCATGTAGACGCTGAATGAGTTGCGTACGCGGCCAATCTTGATGTCTTGGTCAAACGTGTTTTCGTCGCAGTATTCGGTCAGGATGCGGATGTAACCTTCGCCGTAGGAGACTTGGTTTTCACACGCGGTATCGTACGCGACGTCAGCATCGCTGATGTATTCGATGTGTCTGACCATGCCGTTGAAGATTTCGGCGACTTCGATGTCTGCATGGTCGTCGGCTGGAATAACCTTGCCACTTGGGCGGTTCTGCCTTTGGTCATTGGTCACCTGTCTAACGTGCTGGGGTAGCTTATTGATCGTCAGACACGGTCTGGCGTTGATCGTTTGGCCTTGCACAGCACCACGGGTGGCCAACACGTCAGCAGGCCACTGCCAGCGATTGTCGGGTGAGCCAGCGTAGAACTTTAAATCATCAATCTCATCTTCACGGGACTCAGACAGTGCGCCAATGGCCATGTCCAAGCGCGAGCGAGCAGTCGCCAAAACATTAGACGTTGAGTCCTTTTGCTTGCCACCGTTGGCCACAGCACCGGCTGCGGCGATGCCTGTGTAATCTGCCATTATTTTTTCTTTGCGGTTTTAGCTGACTCTTTAAAGTCTTTGGCCGTTGGCGCGTTCTTGCTGCCAGGCTTGTTCATCTTCTCTTTAGAGCCAGCTGCAATACGGGCTTGCTTGGCGTGAATGTTTGCGTAAAGTCCAGGTTTAGTAGCCATGATCAACACTTCCATCTTTTAAGGGCTGCTTTGGCACGCTCGCCGTCTTTGGCGTTGGCCGCTACAGCGCCCATTCTTGCACAAAATGAAGCCTTGCGGCCTTCGTCTGCCTTGGTCTTCGGGTTTGGTGCTGGCGGTTTAAGGTTGGAGCCTGTCTCTCGGTTGTACTTTTCGCGCCCTTTGGCCGTCAAACCAGCACCTTTGGAAACGGGTAGTTTCTCACCTCGGCCAACGCTAAGAGATACGTTTTTTTTCATGCGCCCATCCAACCAGTTACCGCAGTGCCCTGCGCGTTAAAACGTGTGTGCGCTGGTTCTTTGTATTCTCTGTGCGCCACAGGAAAAGCAAACGTCACTGCGAGCGCATCAGCTGCATCTGGTGAAGCTAAACCTCTTGCTCGCATTTCTTTTTTGCCTTCCAAAAATATCGTTCCTGAAGAATCTGGTTTCTTCGTTGGACCCGTAAAATCAGCTTTCAGCTGCCGATCTGTGGGAATACTAGCAGATTTTAACCAGTTACGCATGTCATTCCACATTTCTGCTCGCTTATTTCCAAATGCTTGCGAGTGCTTGGCCTTGTTCCCAAAATTCACACCTCGGACCTTGTACCTTTGCTCGGTCAGCCGGTCAAGTATTCCATAACCCAAACCACCTTCATCAATGACGGTTAAGGTTGGTTTGTATTCTTCAATGGCCTCAATCACCCTGCCCACAATTTCCATCGTATCTTCGCCCTTGTAACGCTTGATGGCCACCAAGTCGCGGCCCTGGCGTACCACAATCACCGTCGAATCTGCACCACCGCGGGCGGGGTCAACTCCCAAAATGATCGGTGCCGTCAAATCCTTGTACCTTGGCCTTTGCATGGCGTCATCCACAATCATTGGGCTGATAAATTGATCTTCACCGGCTGACGGGAACTCACCATACACCTCGACCTTGGCTTGGGCTGAGTCCTCGCCATATTCAGCAATGATCTGCTCATAAACCGACTTATCGGTGTCTTCCACCGTCCTGGCATCCACAATTTTGGACGTCCAAAAGTTGCGTTTGGCGTGAAAACACTCAAAAAAGTAGCCTTCATTGCGCCGTGGGTTGGAAAATGCAAACCAGTACCTGTCCGGCGTGTTTTCTGTAAAGAATCCAGCTCCAACTTCCCAAATCGGGTTGGGGATACCGCTAGATTCGTCAAATATCAGCATCATGCCGTCTTGGTTGTGCACACCAGCGTAAGAATCGGGGTTCTCTGCACTCCAAAGCTTGCCCTCGCAGGCCCAGTAGCGGGTGCCTTTACGCAAATCGCGCTCGACAAGTTCAGTTAACCACTGCGCGGGAACTAGCTTGGTGGCCGAGATCTCCCACCAGTGCGAGTTAATGAGCATGGCTGCCCATTTGGTCAACTCTGCCCATGTCACTGAGCGCAGCTGGTTCTCGCTGTTGGCGCTGACAACAACCGAGCCACCAATGCGGGTGGTAAGCATCCACAAAATCAACCAGGACACCAAAGCAGATTTGCCAATGCCTCGACCAGATGACACGGCCATGCGGATGGTGTCATAGTCAATCAAACCCTTTTGTTTTTTGATGTGCGCGGTAATGTCTCGCAACACTTCCCTCTGCCATTTGCGTGGGCCGGTGAACTTCTCCAGCGGCGTGTTCTTCTGGCCCCAGGGAAAGGCAAACAGCACAAAAGCTTCTGGATCATCAGCAATGGCCGGTGACCAAAGCTCCACCATCAGCTTTTGTTCTTCTTCAGACTTGTATATCGTGGTTTGCATTGATTAAGGTGCAGCCAGGTAATTGGTCGGCTGCTCTGGCGCCGGTTGTGGCGCCAACATGTTCTTTGCAGCAATTGCACCACCAGCAAGACCGGCAGTACCAAGCATTGCAGCGGGAGTGGCGGCACCATAGTAAAGCTCTCGCCAATCACCTTCCTTCATCACCGGCTTGGTGCCCGTATACCCTGCCTGCTTATGCGCGGCCAGCGCGTCGCGCATTTCTTGCCATGACTGCTTGGGCAACAACCTGTAGTCTGGATGGGCAAACTCATGGGGCTCCAACCTCTGGCGGTAAACATCCCACTTGCGCCACTGCTCGGGGAACAACTCAATCGCTGGGTTTGCGCCCCTAGACTCATCAACGTAGTCAACCACTCTTTTGTAAAACGGGTTGAAGTCTTGCAGCTGCTTGGGCTCGAACGCCAATTTTTCGGGCGTGGCCACTCCAGGTATTTCATTCAATTCGCCAGTTTTGGTGCGGTACATCTTCGACAATGATGATCCACCAATCACGTCAATGGCAGCCTTCTCCACCTTCTTTGTCGGCACTCCCAAAATAGCTTCTTTGGTTGGATCCACTCCCAACTTACCACCCATGCGAAGCCTGAATGCCTCTCCCACAATCGGGTCATCCAGCATCCTCTCATACGAGTGCCGGATCATGTGCAAATCAACAGCTGACGTATTCGCACGGTTCAAGTCCAACCAAGGCGTACCAAGCGACGCGGTCTTGGGACCCAAACCAGGCACCTGATTCATCACCCGCAGGGTAACGTCGCGCATAGTCTCACCAGGCGCAATTTGAAACATCTCAGGCTTATCCAAAATCAACTTGGCCAACATCGCCTGATTCTTCAAATCTGCCGTGCCCAGCACTCCCATGCCACCGCGGCCAGCTGCCTGCACTCCCGTCTGCCCCTGCGCCGTGACAGATAAACCAGGCTCGCCAACCCTACCGGCCAGCGCCTTCAACTCATCCATATTCGTCAACCTCAACCGCTGCGCCAAAAACTCATTGGGCGTCAACGGCGCATTAGGCGACAACTGGGCAAAACTCAACCGGTTAAACATGTCCACCTGATCCGGATTGGCCACCTCATGCGTCCTGATCAACTTCTGCATCAGCTTGTCATGCACGTCCTTTGGCAGCGCCGCGGGATCAATATTGTTGGCCTTCATCCAGAACATGTCCGGCACCGTGAACTTACCCTCCAAACCACCAGGTATCTTGATCTCTCTCTTGCTGGTCAAGTCAGTAATGCCAAGCGACTTGGGCTCGGTCACCGTCATATTCACCCCGTGCTTTTCGCCCCAAGCCTTCCACTCAGCCTCAGTTGCCTTCGCACCTGGCGTCGTTGGCGCCTCACCCTTCATCCTTGTGCGCGTCGATAACGCATCATCAATCACCGACTTAGGCACATACCCGTTAATCTTAAAAGCCGGATTGTTCAATATCGAATTCGCTATGTCCGGATTGCCCTTCAATAACTTTTTCACCTCGGACCTCGGCACCGCGCTACCAGTGACTTCACCAGTAAAAGCCAAGTCGGCCAGCTCCTTATCCTTGCTGCTTAATTTCTCATACTGCTCCGTAATTTCTTGCAGTTTTTTTGCCCCAGATTTAACCAACTTGGTCATGCCCATTGGCGCAAACGACATTGCGCCACCCATAGTCATGTCCGTCAATTCTTGAAACGCTGCCTGGTCAGTAATTTTGGCCGGATTCTTTTTGTCCCCAAATGCACGATCATTCAATTCGCGCCAGCGTTGTTGGGATTGCTGCAAATTCTGTAAAGCACCACTCATTGATCGGCCAAGACCCTGCATCTGTTGCGTACGGTTTGGGTCTTGCATATAACCAAGCATTGAACCCAATATATTTTTACCCGTAGGCGCCAGTTTGTTTGTGGCCATAAAAACCCCCGTTTTGATGGGTTGAATATACCAAATAAAAGCTGGCGCAGGGAGTTCCGAATTAAAACAGAAGGAGCTGTGTATGGCTCGGGTGCTATGCGCCAGCAAGGTCGAATATACATTAAAAATAAAAAAAATTGTGCGCGGGGGCACCCGTTCTCGCGGTACTTTGCGCCGGACCCTCCCCCCCCCCGTCGGGCCAGCTGGCGGGCAGGCAGGGGCACCGGCGCCGGCCACGCGGCGGCGGGCCATAAGCCAGCGCAGGCGGGAAGTTATCCACAAGCTGAGAGCGTTATCAGGCCAAGGTTAGACACATTGGCCTGTGGATAAGTGCAATCTGTTTATTTGCTAAGCATATTCCTGTGAGTTATCCACAATCGACTTAACATAATGGACATCGTGTAAAATGGATTATGTAAGCGTTATGTAAGTATGTATATGAATCAACAGGTTAGCGTTGAAAGATATGCACATGCTACTTTGGCTCTACGTCGGTAATGTCGTCCACCTTGGCCATACCAATTTGCACCCTGGCTTGCGCCTGCTCCAATGCTTGAATAACGCTGATCCGGTTATCGCTGACGCTGACGTCGAGCCGGTCACCATACGTGCGTGGCTTAAGCTTGCTGGCCACCCACTTACGCGCATCAACCTGCAGGCGCTTCTGGTTCACCCAGGCGCTGACTGCGACGCCTTCTAAGTGGTCTGGGATGGGTTGATCGGCCAGCTCGACTATTTCCTCTGCCAAACGGTCTGCTCGCTGCTCTACGGCCTTTTGATAGGCTTCTTTGAGCTTATCGTTGGCCTGCAGCATTCGCCAGGCGTGAACGTAGCTTGGCATACCAGGCTCGCGCAAGGCGCCAGACAAGCTAGCGCCGCTGCTGATCTTGTCCAAGATGCCAGGCCAAATGTCTTCGGTGTATTCGATCGGTCTGCCGCCCAAATTCTTCATGTGCTTTGCCCTTTTAGATAAAACCTATCGGCACCGCGGTGTCGATAGTCGAAATCTCGCGCGTAATTATTTCAAAACCTCGGGCGCGAGAATCGCCCACCCCCAAAAAAACGGGGTACTCACGACAACCGCTTTCCCCCAAAAGCTGGCGGCAACTGATACCAGCGCCGTCATGCTATCACTTCAATCTCAACCGCGTAGACTTTGGGACCATCTTTACGCTGGTAGTACTGCCAATCCAAATTTTTGTGGCCATCATCAACGCCAAGCCAATCAGCTACCCCATCCCTCACCGCTTTGAAGGCTGACTGCAGGTTATCGCCATCCAAGGCTCTTGGCGCCACTCTGGTCAACACCAGTGTGCAAGGTGGGTCTGGTGGTGCTGCAACCGACGCCAATGCGTTGAACGCTTTTGCACGGTGACTTTTGGCCAATTTGGCCTTCACAGCCCAATGCAACCTTAAGTTCGCAACCGACACAATCTTAATCGGCACCCTAATTTCAATCATTCAATCCCCCATTTCCCAACTTCCCCACTTTCCCGTCCTTCCGATCCTATCCGGCCCATCCGCCATCCGATCCTTCCTGTGTCTATAGACACAGGAGGAAGGATTCGGATGATTGGCGGGGTGGGAATCCGGATGGTTTCGGATGACTTCGGATGATTCGGATGATGTTTCGGATGCATCCTTGTTCATCCGATTCGGATGGTTTCGGATGCTTTCGGATGGTCTGGATGACTCCGATACCCCCCATCGACCTCTACCACCATGCCCTTGGCAATCATACTTTTGACTACTTCCCAAAATCTATTGTTCTTCACCCCATGCTCTTTGGCGCTGTCTCTCCACTCATCGTACTGTGCTGGATGGCTCAAATTATCTTGCTCGCGCTTGAGCTCAATCAGCACCAGGCACTCCATGACCAGCTTTTGGTTTGGTGAGAGATAGGTCTTTTTCTGGACCTGGCTGACTAGGCCGCTGATGTCCACGCCAACAAGGTACGCACCCTTCACTGGCAAATTGTGCTTGTCCAAGATGGGTAGATCGACTTGAGTGATCTGAAAGTTCTTGGCCGCTGGCATCTCAGCATCTTTCATCTTTCTAGACTCAAACTGGATGGTCTTGGTGCCTGAGTCCAACGCCACTTTGTACTCAGCATCCAACGCACCCCGTAGAGCTGTAGACCCTCTGCTGCGCTCTTTGTCCATGGCGCCACTATGGTGGACCACCAAGACGCAACACTTCCATGGTTGGCGCAGGTAGGTGTCTAGGTGCTGGATGAAGGCATTCATGTCTTGGGTGCTGTTCTCATCGCCGCCCATGTTTCTGGCCACTGTATCGATGATGATCATGCTAGGTATGCAGCCGGCATCTGCGCTTAACTGTTTGACTGACTCAGCCACAATGGCCGCCTCAGTGCTGTCGTACAGCTGTGCAGCTCGGTGGCTTTTGTATAACGGTGCCCCGACCAAACTTGTGGCATTGCCCAGCTCCCATGCTTTGAACCGCCTGGCCAAGCCGTTATGGCCTTCACCGGCAATATAAAACACCGCCCCTTGCTGTACTTGGTGCCCGTGCCATGGCTTGCCAGTGGCAATGCAGCAGGCTATGTCAATCGACACAAAGCTTTTGCCACCGCCTGGGTCACCAAACACCTGCGCCAGTGAGTCGCTCTCAATGTAATCATCCACCACCCAATGTATTTGGGTCAGCTGCAAGTTGTCTGCTCTGGTGAACTCAAAGGCCAGCTTGTCCTTCACTGGCCCTGCCACGCGCTCAATTTGCTCTTTTACCGCGTCCAATCCCTGCAGCACGTGCAGGTCGTTGAAGTCTGTTGGTTTGTTGGGCAAGTCAGACTCCGAAAAATTAGGGTAAACAACCTCGCCAAATACTAGTGCAGCTGCAGCCTTGCCCTTGGCCACCCCTGGGTTGCCCTCGGTGAACTGGTCATTGTCTGCGCCAATCACAATGCGCGAGCCAGGAAACATCTCTTTGGCAGCCTTGGCCACCTTGGCCAAGTTGCCACAGTCAAACGCCACCAACGTGGTGTAACCCGTCGCCTCATGGATACTGGCGCAAGTGGCAAACCCCTCACCAACAAAGATCACCTTGCGGTTACCGCGCAGCTCATAAAAACCACCTTCGATCTTGCCACCTTTGAGAAACCGTTTGTTGCCATCAGCATCAATGGTTTGGTAGCTCAGTATCTCTCCCGCCTGGTCAATCACCGGCACCACCAACCTACCTGCACGGTCAATCTTGATCCCATGGGGCTCAATACGCTTACGCACAAGGTAGGGATGGTCTGCGCTGGCGTCCGTGTAGGTCGATACCTCTTCCTCTGCCCGATCCGCTGCCTGGGCCTGTGACGCCAACCGTTCAGCTTCTCGCTTGGCCTTGAACTCAGCCACCCACTTGTCATGCTCGAGCCTCTCGCTAAAGCTCATGCCCCGCCCAGTGTCTGCCACCCACTTGGCCTCAAATGTTGGCTCCTTCCAGCAGCCACATACACCCACAGGGATCTTCCCACTCAGGTGCAATATGTACCAACCGTCCAGCGCCCCCTTCTTGCTCGACACATGAGGCACCCTGTGAATCTCACCATCAGCAATCAATTCTTTGATGGTTAAGCCACTGGCTTCACAGTGCCTGCGAAAGCTCTCAACGGGGTCTACCAAGTCAGTTGACGCCGTGGCAGCTGCAAAGCCGTTGGGAAATATGCTCGATAGACTGCTCATGCCTGTGCCTCCAACAGTTCTGGCCATATGGCCTTCCAGCTGCCCTGGCACACCATCTTCCGGCTTACTCTTCCCGCAGTCTCCTGCTCTATCCTAACCGCCTCCCAAGCACTCATTTCACGCCTGCCGGTCAAGCATTGGTACAGGTACTGCTCATTCATGCCAACTTTTTCTGCCAGTTGTCGGCGCTCATCTGGTGTTATTTGTGTGTTCATAGACCGTGGAGTCTAGCAGA